AATGCTGCGTAGGACAGGGGTGCAACTCCCCTCACCTCCACCATCTATACATTGGGGAGAGGGCGTAAGATGCCTGATAATACTCAATGATCCAGTGTATAGTTGATGGGGGTGTACTTAGGATTCGACTGCGAGTTGAAGGCGAGAGTAGACTGATTGACTGGGTAAAGCGCCCACTAAAAGTAAATGCAAACGATAACGTTGCCTTTGCAGGATATGCGCTAGCCGCATAATCTCATTGGGTTTTTGATAGTTTTTCCTCGAAACAGAATAAAACTATCAACCGTTCTAAGAAGAAGGTGGACCGAGTTCCACTACGGTTCTGCACTTATAAATATTTGCATGACCTACTACGCCTCTACTTGAAAAAGCACGCATAGTAGGTTTTTTTGTCTTCGGACACCAGTGTGGGGAGTCACTGGATAATACCCTCTCAAGTTTAACAAGTATTAGGAAATAAGATGACTTCCTTTAACAAGAAGTTTTTCAAGTTTCTTTCGATTTTTACAGTATTAGTATATAGTTTATATGGAATCAATTCATATGCTGAAGATGCTATCGAGAGAGATACGAGGGAATATTCCCTCGGCTTTGTAGAAGTAATCCAAGAGATTAAAGAAGATGCGGCAGAAGAAAAGAAGAAAACCGCACTAAGAAAAATTGAAACCCAAAACATACATTTAGCAAATAATCGCGAATTGAAGTGTCTAGCAGACAATATTTACTTTGAAGCAGGAAACCAGTCGACTCAAGGAAAGTTGGCGGTTGCTGCAGTAACTATCAATCGCGTAAAAAGTCCCAAGTTCCCGAAGTCTGTATGCTCAGTCGTGTATCAGAGAACAAAGCGTGTCTGCCAGTTCTCATGGGTATGCGAAGGAAAGAAGACTGTGCGTAGTGCCCAGCAATATTCAGAATCTAAAAAAATTGCTGAAAAAGTATTGCTTTCTGGGGCAAATCAGGGTATACTTGGACGTAACGTTTTATTCTACCATGCGGATTATGTTAATCCAAGATGGAATTTAAAGCGTGTTACAAAAATCGGCGATCACATTTTTTATGCAGGATAATAACTTTGAATATGGTAATGGATGGTTCTGAAGTAACCAATGAATTTTTAATTACAAAAGAGTATAATTCAGCAACTGAGTTCTCTCAATTCATAGAGAAACAATCATTCGAGAATGGTATTCCTTGTTTGGATATTCTTCTTGACTATTGTGTCAAAAAAGATATTGAGATGGAGTCAGTTGCTGTTTTACTCACCACTTCTCTTAAAGAAAAGATTAGAGCAGAAGCAGAAGAACTAAATATGCTGAAGCGTAAATCTGGCGGGAAATTACCACTTTAATGGAAGCATATGAAGTTTATCGCCTCTATATGGCACTTAAACTACATTTCACTACTGCGTCTTATGACATCACCGTTACTAAAGGTGCTGTCAAGTCGTCAGAGTCTGCCTTCTTAAAAAGAAGAGATGTTTTCCTATTCAGGAAACTGGCGAAGAAGTTCGTCGCTCGTCAAGAAATTATCAACTACTTTGTTGCAAACTTTGCAGCAGGAGATAAGAACGGCGGCATCTTTAGTGCAGATTCTGACGATATCTATGAGAAGTGGAAAGGTAGACACGATCGGTTGTCATACATGTTCGCTGACGATATTAGTCGCTTACTCTTAGAAGCAGACAAGTCAGAGCAAGATCCTTTTGTATCTTACGACAATCAACATCCAATAGTAATTAAGATGCTGTTGGGTAAAAAAATTTCACTAGAAACAGTTATTATACTTGACAAACTACTAGATTTCAGGTATAATCTAAATACTGAATTGTTGAATGATTTTATCTGGAATGATTTAAATCTTTTGATAATTAAGTATCGTCCGTTCGTTCGAATCGATCGGTCGAAATTCTCTCAACTATGGATCAAGGAGAAAGGCCAAGTGGTCTGTTAAATGGGTAATTCAAGAAGCAGGGACTATTGGGGCAATGATGAACCAAAAGTAAGAGAAGTACGTAAAGGTGTTGATAAATCAAATAAACACCGTAAGAACCTGTATAAATACTCAGGTAGTAATGATGCTGAAGAGTATGATGACTACGATGATTATAATACAAACCGCAAATATTAAACATACATCGCAATATAAGGAAATACAAATATGTCTATTAATTCACTATCCGAACTTCGTAAGAATCGCGGAAACTTCGACTCACTCATGAAGGCAGTTGAGTCAATCGCAAATCCATCAAATGAAAAGCGTGGCGACGACGATCGCTTCTGGAAACCAACTGTCGATAAGGCAGGTAATGGTCAGGCAGTCCTGCGTTTTCTCCCTGCTCCAGCAGGTGAGGAACTTCCTTGGGTTCGCGTTTTTGATCATGGTTTCCAGGGTCCAACTGGTAAGTGGTATATCGAAAACTCGTTGACCACAATCAACAAACCAGATCCCGTCGGCGAACTGAATTCCGAACTTTGGAACTCAGGTATCGAAGCGAATAAGGAAATCGCTCGTAAGCAAAAGCGTCGTCTTTCTTACATCTCCAACGTTCTGGTAATTCGCGATCCCGCAAATCCAGAGAATGAAGGTAAGGTATTCCTCTACAAGTATGGTAAGAAAATCTTTGACAAGATCAAGGATGTAATGCAACCAACGTTTGAAGATGAGAAACCAGTTAACCCATTCGACCTTTGGGAAGGTGCTAACTTCAAGTTGCGCATTCGTCAGGTCGAAGGTTATCGCAACTACGATAAGTCAGAATTCGACGGTCCAACTCCTCTTGATGATGATGAGGATAAGTTGGAGCAGGTCTGGAAGGGTGCGCATTCGCTTGCTACCTTCCTCGATCCTTCGAACTTCAAGTCATATGATGAACTGAAGGCGAAGATGAATGCTGTTCTAACAGGTGGTGGTTCGCGTATGGCAACTGCGGAGAAGGTTAATCCGCTTGATGCTGAAGACGAACTGTTCGTTGAAACCAAGATGCGAAATGCACCTGCTGCTAAGACAACAGATGACAGTCCACCTTGGAAGGAAGACAGTGACGATGACACGATGAGTTACTTCTCGAGTCTCGCTGATGACTAAAAACTTGGGGGAGCGTTTCGCTCCCCCATTTCATTATGCCACTGCTCTTTTTTCTTGGAATCTTAACCACGTGCTATCAGTTGGTCTTGCGTTGATATAATCTCTACCAGAACCGAACACAGGGGATTGCTGTGTATTGGCAGGTGCTTGAATTACTGTTGGCGGTGGTACGTTTATAACTGGCGCAGCAGATTTAGCAGTCATATCAGTTCCACGTTCAATTACTGCACCATCTAGATTTCTTCCAGTTTCCAATCCTGCAGTCTTACCAACTGGTTTAATTTGTGAACCAGAATATTCACCAGATGCCATTTTTTCTTCAGTACTATCGACCAACCCAAAGGTCAACCCACTAGCAATATTTCTTCCTGCGTTGAGGAATTTTTGCCCTGTTGTTGCCTTTTCATCTGCATTAAAACCTTTGTATGCGTCGTATGCTGCCATACCTGCTGCGAGCGGTAAAGCAACTTTACCCAATACTCTACCAGCAAATCTTCCTGCAGTTCCTAATTTTCTTCCAGCGGAACCAAGGAACGAAGATGCTTTAGCAGGCATGTTTTTCGCAGAACCCATAACTCTATTCACAGCTCTATTGAACATGCTCGGTTTTTTCGTGGCACCAGCAGCACCTGTTGCCACTTTAACACCAGCAGCACCAGCAGCACCTGTTGCCACTTTAACACCAGCAGCACCAGCAGCACCTGTTGCTGCAGTAGATGCTAAGGAAGAAGTAGGAGCAGAATTTGCTGCAGTTGTAGGTGTGTTGTCAGGAAGCGCATTGAGATCTCTCGCTGCCAATCCAGCATCAATTCCTATTGAAGCTGCTGTTCCCCAAAACGGAACAGTTCCTGCTGCTCCTGACGCGACTTCTAATCCTGCGCCAACAAAATCCCCTTGCAATGCTCTTTGTGCACCAAACCCAAGACCAGCAAGTATACTTACGCCTGGAATTTTTTTCAATAGCGACTTACCTGCTGCCTTTGCACCGAGTTTACCTGCACCAGATTTACCTATTCCAGTAGCACCCTTTACTTTATCCCATGCTCTGGACCAGAAACCACCTTTG